TCCAAGGCCCGAGTGCGCGCGGCCCCAAATTCTTGCGACGCCAAGCTTGAGGAAAAATCGGTCAGATCACGAAGTTGCCCGCCACTCACGAGGCCACCACGAGCCGACGCAGCCCGGTTTAAGGCGCGTTCGCCCTCTTGTAAACGGAATTGAAACCCCGGATCTTGCTCAAATTCCTCGGCCCCAAATGCAAACGGCTGCGCTAATTGCTCGGAAAACTCCCCGCCTGGTGCCGACAGACCCGCAAGTTCTGTAAGCGCCGCCGTCCCAGCTTCCCGAAACGGCCGCAAGTCTTCCCGCCCGATGTCAAAAATGCCTTGCTGGAAATCGAGCGACTCCCGGGTGGCCTCAAGCTGTGCGTCTGCGGCAATTTCCGCTGCAAGCACTTCCGCTTCAGCCGCATCGCCTGCGGCGACCCGTTGTTCTCGTGCCGCACGAGAAGACGCTCTCCCCCCGACAATGGCACTGGCAATCCCAGAGATAACAGACATGGCTAGCCTTCCTTACCCTCTCCATTGCCTGGATCAAGCGCCAAGCAATGCACCGTTTCCACAGGTTCAAATCGCAGCCTTTTCAGCAGGGGCGTCACGTCTTTTCTTATGGTCGATATCGCGTAAACATGCGTGCACCCCATCCTTGAAAGCGGAGAGAGAGCTTTCCGAAAAAGCTTCACACCCGTCATCCCCGACCGATACGTCGGAGACAGAAACCAAGAATCGTTATGGCCACACAACGATGATTGATAATGATGATGCACAAAAGCAAAAAAGATCGCAAAGCCAATAAGGGTCTCTTTATCACATGCAGTGACGAGTACAAGCTTCCCTTCTGTCTCATAGTATCGGTAGAGATCGCCATTAAGGTCTAAGTACGTCATTTGGACATCATGACGTACCTCCGCCCAGTAGCCATCAATCAGAGTACGGATGCCTTTCTCTGCCCGTTCCCAGCTGTCGCGCTGGATGGTAATCATGAAATCTCTACCCCCGAAATGTACCCCTCAATGCCCAGGCCTTGGACCTGGATTTCCCCGCCGGGCTCGAGCACCTGGTTAATCATCTCCGAGCCAAAGAATGTCTCACCGACGCTGACGTTCTGGGCTTGAATTACTGTCCGGGCGGTGCCACCCGTGCGTGGGGTGAGCGTCACCGTCAGCGCCACCACGCCCGCTGTGACGTTACAGAACGTCGCCGCCTTGATGATCGCGGTCACCCCCGTGGCCGAGACATAGGCACTGGCCAACGTCGCGGTGAGCACCCCATCAAAGAGACTCAGATTGTTAACTGTCATAGCACGTTATCCTACCAGTAAAAGCCCATAACTTAAGGAAATTATTGTATTGGGATTCGATCCTCGTCCTACCAACCAAATATCTGTTAATGGAGGAAAACGAAACGGCAATTCGTTAGAAAAATTAATGAATCCTAAGAGTCCAGGAAATTCAAAGAGTTGCAATATTGGGCTGAAATCAGAAACAAGTTGATATGCATTAAGTCGGACAAGAATACGTACCGTCGAATCCTTATTGGCTTCGACGCAGACACTTAAGCCATATGCGAGGGCAAATGCTGTCGCTGGCACCGTCACATGACTTTGTTCTTGGCGGCAGACTTCCGTCTCAATAAATCCTTGAATAATGGCGCTAGAACTGGTCTGAATCGTAATGTCCCCTCCATTCACTCCTCCATAGATTCCTACCTTCGAGACTTGTGCATCATTGAGGCGTAAAAAACTGGTGGCTGTCGGAGACGTTAGACTTGTCCCGTTTAATGCTAGAGTTTCCGTAACAGAGCTTCCCAAAGCATTAAGCCCAGTAATCACAACCTCTTGCGCTCCAGATCCAGCCACAGTGTCATTGGCATTCGTCGATATCGCCACGAGTGGTTCTGCCGTCTCTAACCATGCTCGTGTTCCTCCTAATGGCCAAATATCAGTGAAATTTGAATTCACAATCATTGCAGACCGGGCTGCGACGGTATCTACCGTAAGCCCTGATTGTTCTAAAACAGCACTTTCAGTCGCGCTAAAAATATTCGGAGGAAAACGAAACCCAGTTGCCATCTATTTCGGCTCCAAAAACCCAAATAACGTGAAGTTGAGCTCGTTGGCCACATCATTTGTTTCTACTGCCAGGTTCCCCGCCGCATTGTCCATGGGGAGCCACAGCGGGAAAATGTCTGTCGTGCCTGCATTCAAGGACACACTCCGCGCTAAGGCCGTCGTGTCATCGAAGGTGGCACCGTCATGATCCAAATACACACTATACTTCGCCGCTTTCCCGCCCGCCGCGACGTTGCTAATAAACAGACTTCGTGTCACTGCCCGCACGCCATTTACCGGCGAAAAGATGGACACCGGAGTATTGAGCGTCGGCGGGCGCGTTTGCCCCAAAGGCCGCTCGCCAAACACCTCATCCCGGACAATTTCATACCCCCCCACCGTGACGGTCAACCGGTCGTTGGCACTCGCCAGAATCGCCAGCGAGCCCACCGTCCCCAGCGGCAACCACACAAGGAAGGTATCGGTGGTGTTGCCTGCTATGGCGATATCCCAAAAGAGCGCCGAATCTTCATCGTACACCACCCCGTCAATATCCAAGAACAGTTGATACGTGGTGTTCGTCCCCGTCGTGTTGGCCACGTTCAACTGCTTAATCACCCCAATCAGGTTTGCCGCCGGCTGGTACACCGAGGTAGCAATCGTCGTGGCACGTTGTTGCGCCAGAAGTTGCGGCGTAACGGTCATATGGCCAAAGCCCACCGGCGGTAGTAGTCGCCATCGCGCCTGTCAAGGTTTAACGCTTGCGAGGCGGGCGGTGCTCCTTCGCCGGCCGCAAGCTGTGCACCGGCCGCAAACGCCCGACGGACCAATTCGGCCACTTGTGGCACGTCAGAAAACGTGTCGACTTGGGCAAGTCCTGTCGCCAGACGCCGCGCCTCATGTTCCGTGGCAATCGGAATATCCGCCGGGACATCACGACGCCGCAGCACACCAGCGACATCCCCTTGCTGCGGGTCACTCTCTATCGCAGCAAGATCGTCGTCAAGCTCCGTCTGCGTGCGAAATTGTGCCTCAAACCATGGCTGCCAGGCACGCGCGACCAGCCCCGTGCCTTCCTCCGTCAACCGCGTGCGCAACAGCGGTAACGTCAACCGTTCCCGTGTTTCACCCATTATCGCACCTGGAGATAGCCGCTAAACATGGCAAACTTCGCTGCCGCCGTAAAGCGCATGCGGTAGGCTCGATCATAGGGACGCCCCAACTGCCGACGCTTCGCTCTGGTACGGAATTCCCCTTGCTTTCCGAGTGACATGGGATGCTCGTTGCTCCACGTCTGGCCATGCGTGTCAGACCAGGACAGGGCCATTTGAGGGTCCAAGTCGGGGCCAGACGCGACCGATTGTCCTCCCCCGACTTCCATGTCTATTTCTAGCGACACATGCGTTGATCGCTCTCGGGCCGTATGCCAGTATGGGGCGACCCGGATACGGGGTAACGGTTCATCAGCGTTCGTATACGTGTCCAGGCTACTCTCGTACAAGGTGCCGGTGGTCTTGCTGCCCACAATATGCCGGCCGAAGGCGTGCATATGGAGCCAGCCATCATGGGGCTGCATGAGGCCATCCGTGCCAAGCCTGCCGCGCTCGTGCCAGAGCGAAGTCGCCGCATCGTACACCCACGTGTGTGTGAGCGTCTGGACCACGTAGAACCAGTGCCCTTCCTCCTGGTAGCCAAACGCGGCGATACTGGCTTGATCCACCTGGTTCAGTGCAAACTCAATCGCGTGGGTTGAGATGCGCTGTGGGGTATACCCATTGGCGCGCCACACAATACCAGGCCCTTTCTCGTTCCCACCGACCCAATACACCGCCTCGTGCAGCTCGACCATGGTGTACGGACTGGCCGTCCCCTGCTCCACAAAGGGATTTTGGAGGGGCTGGAAGGGCTGGGACAGGGAGCCAGTGTTGACAAAAACCTGCACCGTCTGCGTGCCAAAGACCCACAACTCGCTATGGCTCCGGTGGACACCGACCACCAAGTCAGGGCTCCCCTCTGCGCTCACAAAGTCCGAACTCAAATAGCTGAGGCCATCGAGCAGCTGTGAATGAAAAAACTGATTGGTGCCGCTGTGATTGAACAGAAAGAATCCGTCAAGCGAGACGACGGTATCGGCAGGAAGGAATGACGGGTCGGTAATCTCCTGGAAAGCATTGGTCGCAAGATTCAGAATCCAACCGCGCCGGTCGGCCACTACGCACAGCTCAAGGCTCGTATTGTCCAAAGACGCACGCGTGTCGCTGCCGACAAGCGTGCCACGCTCCACAGAGGTTGTCGGGCTTGTCAGTTCGAACAGCGTGGCTCCCTGTACCACAAACGGGCGGTTGCCTCGTGTTGCCACGTGCAAGCCCCGGATGGCGCCTTGCCCTGGGAAGGTTTGCAACACGGTGAGCCCTGGCGTGCCGTGCAGTACCGCGACATCTTTCGGGTTGGGACTTTCGGCCAACTCTGGGTACAAGTTGACGCAGCGCTGCGCGTCCAGCGTCAGGCTTCGAGACTCGTATGCCGGGCCGACAAAGGGCAGGGGGATTTTTGGCATATTATCCCTCCGTGGATATTGGCAAGGAAGAAGAGAGTTCTTCTTCGCTTTGCAGGATCTCACGACAGGTTGGGCAAAAAAAATACCGCTCGTACCACCTGCCTGGAGACTCCAACACAAGCCATCCGACGGCACCCGTCTCACGGGTTGTTCCCGCATCACAATCACGAAAACTACAGAGATGCGATTCCATACGGCGTTGTCCTCGCTGGGTGAGCAATACATCCTAATACGATGCAGGTTCTCTCGCCTGTTCCGCCATTGTGGCCCAATAAACAAGCGACCGCCCTCTCACATTGCCCACGTCATCTCTCTCTTCTGCAATCGAGACATCAGGCACAAAAGTTCCCGCCTCGGCGACGGCATAGGTCCCGTCAGGATTGCGTTGCTGTGTCGTGACCTGGACAAGGCAGCCATGCCCTACATACATGGCTTTCGTTGATTTCATCCACCCCTGGGTCTCACGAGAAGCCTTGCACAGTCATTGAAAACTGTCACTATCACCAAAAAACTGGACATCTGGTACATTCACGCTCGTTCCCGACACATCACTATTATGTAAGGTCTTTTCCATCATGGCCCTTTCTCTTTTAGCGATACGTCCTCAAGGCCCGGTTGTACCCATAGGTGCGGAGTCCGCCCGGAAGCCGGCTATCCAATGACATGACTTCCCGTGGGCTATTGTTCGTCTTGATAACGCGCTTGGTCTGTGCCGCCAGCTGGGCCAACCTCGGCGGCAACACATCCACCTCATGCTCGGGCGCCAGCCACTCGGCCAGGTTGTAGCGTAAAGCCGCTGTATACCCCGGAGGGAACGTTAAGACGGTATCAAGGCTGGGAAAGCGTTGCAGGGCTTCCCAGGGATAGAGAAACAGCTCGTTGGCTTCGGTGGGGACTGGAAACAGCGTAGCAGTGAGCACAGGATACGCATCATCAAAATAGATATACCACGTAACGCTACTGGTCGTCTGCGGCACGGGAATCGTGCGGTGCTGAAGGTCCGTCAGGATCGTCACCGGCCACTTGGTGCCACTGGACACAAACCGAAAGGAGACGCTATCCACGCGATTGGGCCGGGCCAGATTCCAGTCCCCGCCCGGTCCCCACGTGTAGGTGGCCTTGCCTGGGACAAGCGTCTGCACAATTTCCGGCATCGTGAAGACCATGAGGCTTTCGAGACTCCAACTCTCGATCATCTCATCAGCGATTTCGCGGGCACTCTCCGCCTCGTCGGCTGTCGGGAGCTCCCCAAGCGACGTCGCGCCCAGGGTACGCATAGACCGAGTGATCAGATCACGGACTGTTGCCATTATCGCGCCTTCCGAGGTCGCCCGCGTTTCTTCTTAGGCGAGACGACGTGCAACGCCATAGTCATGGCGTCAATATCCAGCGCCGTGTTCACGGCTATCGTGGATTCCTCAAACGCATGGGACGGCTGCGGATACCTGCTCCAACCGCCTCCTAACGCATCCTCTGCGGCCTGGTTGTCGCAATAGACTTTGACCCCAGGCCGGTAGCGGATGCGCGGGTCATGCGGTTGGAGCGGTGGCATAGTCACTTACCCCTTTACGATACAAGCCATTTCTGGCCGCTGCAACACTACGCCCCACAAAACGTCAACTCTGCTTATATAGTCGTAGGTGTCAGCCCTGAAATCTTGCACGAAAGTAAAGGCAATTCCCATCTCCTTATCTTGCACCCGTGAGGCCATGTGCACCCCACGCGGCAGCGGCAGGTCCACAAAGGCCGCACCGATGGCTTCCGGATGGAAGACCATGTTGTCTATGCTGGTGGCCGACTCAGGACCGAGCATGTTAATCGCAACCCCATCCGCAGGTAACGCCGTGATAGTTTTCCGTGGGCCGGTGGTAATCAGTGACGGAAAGATAGGAATGGAAAGCGGTCCAAGCGCTGTCGCATCCGTGGTTTGGTCAGCGGTAACGACAAACGTGCGCAGCTCCCCGGAATCGCTCAGACTTTGTGCCCGCACCCCATTGATCCCCGTAATGGTAAACCGGTCACCCTTTCTCAGGACGTTTGCGGTAGAGATAACCCAGCCATCGCTTGCAAGAACCGCTGCGCCTTCGACTTGCGTCCCGTTCGTCACCGGCGTACTGCCCGTCGTATAGAGCCCACTGGTATGCACCCGCATATTCTGGTCCATTTCCCAGCGGAACCCACTGACCAGATTCGGCCCACTCATGCGCCCGTCCGTAAACTGCCGCGCAATGGACGCCTGGGCGTTGAAGAGCCCCTTGCTCCCCTTGATGACTTCGGCCTCCGCCCGTGGGTCGACCAACGCCGCCCGCATGTTGCCCTTGGGTACCCCCTCAAAATCGAGCAGCACCCCGCCGTCAAGAAAGAGATCCGTATCTGCCGGCGTGGTTCCTGGCGTCCCCACCTGGTTCGACACCCCAATGGACAAATCGCACACCGATTGATCCACATGGTTGGCCAGCGGCGCAATGGCCGGTTCAATGACCTGCGCCGAAAAACTATTGATATCGAGCAGCAGATCGTTGGTGGTAAATAGCATCGGCACGTGCGCTTGCTGGAGCGTTAAGGTTGCAAACTCTTCCACGTGGTCTTCTGGCGTCCACGAGGTACCCGGTGTCACCGTGTGCTTGGCCGGGAGTCGGATATCTAAACTTTGCCCAATCTTCCCCCCTGAATTTGCAAACCGATCATCGTAGCGCAACGTGACAAAGCGCGTTGCGGCCAAATTGTTCCTTAACACCCGCGCCACCTGGTTGGTGATCATCGCAATGGTCAGTAATACGTTCGCCATCAGTGCCCCTCGTCAAGGGGCACACCTTATCCAGTCCGGATATCATGCTGATCTGCCCACTTGTTGTACTCGGCTGGCGTCATCTCGTCTGGCGATTTCGGCACGGTCGCAGCACCGGGACTGACCGGGGGAATCGGTGGCGTGACAGGCGTCGTGGCCGGGGCCACAGGTGGCGAAGGGGGAGACGGCGAGACCGGGACGCCCTCGACGCGCGAGGCGCGCACCGCAAAGTCTCGGACCTGGTCAAGCTGCGACATTTGCGACACACGGGTCAAGGCCCCTGGCTCTGTCAACAAGCCATGCAGGATCTCTGCCCCTTGCGGGGTCTCGGCCAAATGGCCCATCACCTGGTTGAGCGCCTCTTGTCCCAACGTCTCGGTCGTCGCGGCCTGCTGCGTGAGCGCCTCATAGTCGGCATGGCGCTCACGCATCTCTCGTACTGATTGCCCCCATCGAGCCTGTACCTGCTCCGCCCTCGTGGCTTGCTGTGCCACCTCGCGTTGTTCCCGATCTGTCGCTAGCGCTGCGTTCGTCGCGTTTGTCGCCTCAGAGGCCGCCAACGCCTGGATATACCCGTCGGCGTTATCGGTAAAATCGGCAGGGTTAGGCGCGACCGCAGGTTCGGGCGGAGTTCCCGCCGTGTGCTGCGTTGCCAATTGCCCTTCCAATTCTGCAATACGCCGGTCTTGTTCCCGTGAGGCAGCGCCCGTGGTGGCGAGTATCCCATCGATACGCGCTTGCACACGTTTGCTGTATTGTTCAGGCGTCTCCACCGGAGGAGGCGTGGGTACTTCAGGCGCCGCTGGCGGCGTGGGGGCAGGCTCGGCGCTCGCGGGCGGGGTCACTTCAGGCACCACCGCTGCGGGCGTGGGATCGGGCTCAGGCGACTCGGGGACCGTTCGCACGGTATCAAGCGCCGCCTGGTCTTCGGTCGTCGACGTAATGGTAATGCCACCGAAGGTTACTTGGGCTTCATCAGCCATGGCGCACGTACTCCTTGTCGGCGTCTGGCTCCGCATGCGAGTCGGAGGGACGAGATGCAAGCCTCTTCTGCAATGCACACGAGAGAGGATAACTTGTCGTTTCTTGTCGCTCAAGGTCAAAAAGAATCAAACGATATGCGTGGATGGTGTGATCAAAGATAATCTCCGGATGAAAGGCCCCCACGCCGCCGGTGCTGGGACTAACAGGACAATACATCTTATCCCCCTTGCGCCGCGTCGAGCACCAGTTCGGCCTCGTCAATATCCAAGCTGCGCTCTTTCGTCTGCGCCTCGATATCCAGCTTGCGATTGTCGGTAGCCGTCTTCTGAGCGAGCTGGTCGCGTTGAAGTTCCAACTTGCTCAGCTCTATCGTGTGATCACGCGTCTTGTCATCCAGGGCCAACTGTAAGCTCTGCGCCTGCGTGCGCAACTGCTTCGACTCCTGCTCACGTTCCTCGGCATACGCATTGAGCTGTTGAAGCTGCTGCTGCTGCTGCTGCACTTGCGCGGCAAGCTGCTGCGGGCTCGGCTCGTCATCCGTTCCTAGCGCTTGCACTGGTACCAAGCGCCTTAAGCGGTCTGACGCCTCCTGAGCATCCGGAAAGTCAAGATTCCGCACAGTGATATCGGCCAATACAGGGCCAGATTCAGGATAGGCGGACGTGATCTTGATGAGACTATCCGCTGAATCCTGCCGTTGTGTGGCCAAGCTCGGCCCCGTGTCAATCGTTGCCTCAAATGTGCTGGCGCTCAAGTCAAAGAATTTCTTCTGCCCGTCTTTGTTGGTAAATTCCTCGTTAATCGTGACAATATCTTCTTTGTCATCCAGTCCAATGATAGACACCACGCGTTTGTGCGTATACAACTTCGTAATCAGGTCGAGCAGAATCCGTCCGCCTTGCCGGATCGAGCGATGGGCATTGCCCGGAAAATGGGCGTTGGTGATGTCGCCCCGGTGCTGCAATCGTCGCAACGCTTCGCCGCTCTCCGGGAGACGCCCCTGCGGAAGTTCACCCATAGTTGGTTGGTGCACACCGGACACCGCCCGCATGTCCTCCGCTGCCTGTGCGCGCAACAGCGCCAACGCCTGGATAGGAGGCTCTGCCACCTCCCGGCGCGGCGGCGGCATCACCCCTTGGCCGTCTGGCGTCATCACAATGGCATGCTCAAGATAGGGCGCATTGGAGATATTGGCATCCCGCCACTCGAGTTCATGCCCCTGAAAGCTGCCCTCAGCCGCCACCCAAGGCGCACGCGGGGCAAGCGCGACCGTCTCGACTTCGATGGTGGCTTCAAAGTTGAAAATCCGTTGCGGGTCTATCAGATTGTGCGTCATCCCTTTGTAGGCGATCATCCCGTTGACGTCTTCCTCTACGCCGATAACTGGAATAATGGGAATATCAGCGCCGGGCCACGCCCAAGGCTCGTCAAGCACTTCAGCCCCACTCAACTTGACATGCCAAATCTGCTCAAAGGTTGCTTGACGCTCTTGCACAAACGCGGTGCCTTCAGGAAGCTCACTGTGCTTAAAAACGGACCCATCGCTCAGCTGGACAATCTTTTCTTTGGTCTTCTCCACATAGAAATACTCGGCCACACGCACCGTCTCTGTCGTAACCCACCCTTGGAAGCGGGTATCCTGCGCCAAGGGGGCATAGTCCACAACAGCCTTGTTGGGGTATTGTCGCTTAAATTCCTCATGGCTCATATCTTGCACGACAAAGCCCCACTGAGCACCAGCCCCGTCTGGCTCAAGGCAGAGGGGATCAAGATACACGCTATTCCAATCGCGCACACGTTGAAGCTTTGGCACCAGGTCAAACGACATCTCATCGGCAAACTCTAAGATAATCCGGTACCAGCCGCGCCCAATGCGAAACTGATGATCCACCGCCGTTTCGTACACAATATCAGCGTTATTTTCTTGTTCAATCCGTTTGATAATGCCGGCAATGATCTGTGCCGTTTCAAGACCTTTGTCCGCGTTGGTCGTCGCACGAACACGAATAGCCGGTCGATTCTGCCGAAAGGCGTTAATCTCCTGCAAAATCATGGCCTCAGTCCGATTGATCGTGAGGCACAGACGCGGGTCGGGGCCACTCTCGCGTAGTTGGCGATAGCTGTCTTCCCACTGGTCGCCATGGGAAAACCGCAGCTCGTCCAGCGCGCGGAGACGATACAAGCTTTCTCGTTCGCCTACCTGCCTCATATGGTCGCGCGCTTGGATACAGATAGCGTCATTCGAGAGCTTCGGGCGGTGGGGCATGTCTTCCTCACAGGAACAAGAGGACTATGTCATCTACCGTACCTTCGGGTGCATCCAAAAGTGTCTCCAACATCACAGGCGCCGTCTCTTGTGCAAACACGACCAACGCATCAAGTAACTCTTCCATGTGTGTCAAACTCAGCGTCCACGCGCCGCCACAATTTGCACAGTCAATAGTCGTTGGGCCAATAAAAGCCCCCTCGTCCCCGCGTGCTGTCCACGTTGTCAGCAGATGCTTATGGCCTGGCATCGTCATGCTCCTCGACGCTATACACAGGGGGGAGGTAGGGCACATACGCCACATGAGCAGCCGTGCACGCGTGCCGTAGTACTTCCCACACGGGGTAGAGTGGATGCGTCGACGGATAGCGGCGTTGCATCACTCCGAGCGTGTACGAAAGCCCCGTAAGCATACTTACCTCCCCTCCGGGATCTTGATCCAGTTCCGTCACGGCCCGGAGACTGGCATGCACCATCTCTTCCTCCGTCATACGCTCCCCCATCCTCCCGCCACGCGGGGCCGAGGCGCCTGCGATTGCCGTACCACCGGTTTGCGTAGGGCCATATGAATCCCCGAGTTAAAAAAGTAGCGTTCGGAATTATGGACAAAAAGCCCCCCCTCAACAACAAAGGCATGTGGAGGGGGAACGGTAAAGCAGTAGGTGTCCTCATCCCCCACGCAGTGTACGTCTACGCATAATGCTTGAACATGTCCTGCTACAGGTCCGTTTTTTTCTATATTTGTTCCGGGGAAACACCCGACCGCACATGGCACAAAAGCATCGCTCGTTGTCAATCCCGGACTGCACACGCGCTTTTGTTTTACAGGCATTGCAGCAGAAACGACCCCGGCCAGTTGCCTCCCATGGGCGACCACAGCACGCGCAATCCCGCTGCTCTCGCCCATGCAAGATGGCAGCATGCTTGACATAGTGTTTTCGGTGCCAAGCTTTTCCTGCGTCACTCCCATGCCAAGCAGCGGCGGCCTCAAGTGCTTGAGGGGTTGGCGCCCGCGTATGCCCTGATTGATGTCCTGACACATGCACAGAGGCTGAGAGGAGAGACAAATTTCCCAAGGCATTGTTTGCCCTGTTTCCATCGCCATGGTGGACATGCACTCCTCGTGGGATTGGCCCATGAACATCTCTCCAGACCTTCCGATGCAATCGCGCTCCGCCCCGCTGAAAGTATTTCCCACAGAGATAATATCGTTTCCCTCGATACTCTTGAACCGTTCGTGATACAATGACGACATGCATAGGGAACTTCCTTCGTGTGTATGGTGGATACTTTTCGATACCACATCATAACACGAGTTCCCTCGCATCTCAATAGCCCTTCTCCACCCATCTGCTGTTAAAAACAAATGATTCTCAGTGCAGTCAATTTTCGCTCCATTTGCAAACGTCACCCGATATATTCTCTGATTCTTCCTGACCAACCGAACATCCCAGTAGGGGATAGGCTGCCCCCCAAGTCCAAAAACCTCGCCAGTTGTTCCCACCATATCAGCAATTCGGCGCGGCCCGGTCGCACATGCAATCAATGCATCTCCAGGGAAACAATCCATCAAGTGATCATTCTCTTTGATGATATGCCCCAGCTTGTCCCGCGCATACGTGCGCCGCTCAGCCTCAATCGCCGTACAGGTGTCGAAAATCTTGAGCCGGCTACTTGCTAACCGCTGATGCACCTCATAAATGCCCGACTCGACCGCGTTCTTCGCGGGGGTGAGGTGTAACCCGAGCGCTCGATACTGTTGGATCAGTTGGTGTCCGTCGTCCTGGGACCGCCCGTTCGCCGCCGGATCAATCACCCCTGGGATCCAGTCGCCGACAGATCGAATCGCGTGGGCATGGGTTGACAGTTCGGCCTTGCCCCCCTTATAGCAATAATAATTATACCACGTGTCCGTCTCGTCATCGTAGGCATACCACCCGACCGCTGTCCAATTCCATCCGACGTCCATACCATAGCCGCGTTTCCAGAAGTCAGGAATGTGAAACGGCTCACAGAGATACCGCTCTCGGGCAATCGGATACACCACGCCCGAGCCCAGCATCGGCCGCCCCAACATGCGGGCGTCGAGTTGATAGGCAGGAATCGCCGCTTTCATGGCCTCCCGCGTCTCCAGGGTCAAGTGCGGCACATCGTCCCACGAGGCCATGGTGACATGCTGAGAGCCCATCTGCGCGCCTTGTGGCATCTCGCCTTCTGGCAAAAAGACCTGAATGCCTGTCGTCAGTCCTTCCTCCGGAGCGATGGTCCACAGGAGAATGCCCCCCTCAAACCTCCCCGTTGCGGCAATACGTATCGAGCATTCAGTTAACACGTCCAGGGGACACAGCTCGTCGAGCAAAATCCCGTGCTTGGCCGTGCCTTGAAAGGATTTATGCCCCTGCTCAAAGCTCTTGAAGCCCAGCGTTGACGTGCCACCAGAGCTATGACGGACCGGGATAAATTCAATGCCCCCCGACACCCCATGCCTGCCTCGCATCCCGTCGAGGAGCAAGTTGGCTCCGGGAATAAAGCCCGTCCCCAAGTCCTCTGCATGCCGAATATCTATCGTGCCCATCAGCTTTTCTTGCAGCGTGTTACGCGTTGATTCACCGTTGACGCCCGCTACCCACCACTCGGTGGGATGGGCAAAGCGCTTGCCTTCCCACCACGCCGGGTACTCGCCGATCAGGTGGTAGGCCACCTCGCAGCAGCCCGCATCAGTGCCCCCCACGCGGTTGCCCTTGAGAAAGAGTCGGGACGTGTGGTCGGCCCCGGCCGCAAAAAACTCCATGTGCTTGGCGTACAGTTCCCGGCGGGTGGGGCCGATACCCTCGAAATACGTCCAGAGCTTGCGTTGCCGGTGATAGGCGACATCAAGTTCATAGAGCGTTTCGAGTTCAATCTCTTCGGCCACCGTGAGAGCCATCAACACGCCTCGTGCGGTTCAAGGTACGTACTCAATGTGCCAGGCGCGAAGTCGGTGGCAACATTCAGCAGGTGGGCGACAAGGTCCTCGGCGTCCTCTCTCGTCATGCTATAGCGTACATGACATGTGATGCACGATGCCTCGACACCCTTTGCGTCGGAAAAAATAGCGGCTTTCCATGTGTGAAAACAGATGCCGAGTTTGGTCACCATCACAGGGCCTCACTCCCCGGTTCGCCCGCCACCAACTCAATCGGCATCACGGCCGTGCGCTTCTTTTCCAGCGCAGCAATACGCTCATGGCGTACCTCGGCGTCGGTGTGCACTTTCGGGACCTCTGGGACGACAGTCACTTCAACCGACCGCAGTTTCGATTGCAGATACTGCGCAAGCTCTTTTGCAGCGGTGAGCTTGTGTTCGATCCTGATATGTTCATCCTTCCCAACAATCGCTTCGCCAGCAATCACATCAACAAAGAACTCAAACGGATCAACACCTTTTTTCTTGCAATACGCCGCAACAAGTTCTCTAAACTCCCGTTTCTTCTTGACTTGCCGCCCTCGCTTACCGCCAGCGTAATACATATATTATACTTTTACTATGTAGTTGACCCTCGGCGTCACTCCAAAAACATGGCACTAATTCCTGCATACAAGGGGAAAAAGACGCCTATTTCTTCCTCGTGCTTTTCGGTTTCCTGGGCTTTCGTGTCTTCGCACGTTTCGCTGCCGTATGCTTTGGCATGGCTTACTCCTCCGTCGCTGTCAGTTCAACGTCACGCTCTTCAAGGAACGGCTGCAGCGCCATAGTCAAAGCATCCGGCGCAAGTCGTGCTATCATTTCGATCCAATCCGTTACGTGATATCTTCCCAGGTATGCGTGTGCCTCACAATGCTTGCAAACAATCCAGACTGTCGGCAAGTCAGTGAGCCGCCCCGTCCATTCGTGCGCACATTCACCCATCGCTTAATCCTCTGTAATCGTACTAGCAGGCGGATTATCGTTGCCCCGAATCGTTGGTTGCACGCCGCCCCCGCCGACCGGAATCACAATATTGGGCGTAATAGTGCCCGACCAGCCCACATTATCCGTCACGCCGGTCCCAATCGACCAGTGCGTCAGCGTTTCGATGGTGTCGCCTGGTTGTCCACCCGCTGTTGCCACCGGAAAGCTAATACTCACCACCGGGTTGATCGTGGACCCTGCTCGCAGCCAGCTCCCGACAACCCGTGCGACCGTCACCCGCGTATAACTCAAATACGTTGCTTCGTTGGTCGTTTGATCCCCCGCTTCCCCGGGATCAGCGGTATGCAAGCCAATCGTGAGCGTTGTCGCAGGCCCGGTCGTATCGTTTTCTGCAATATCGGGGATAGCCGTCCCATTAAAATACAGATCAAGCCACTGGCCTTCCAGCACATCAGATTTGGACATTTTATACTCCCCCTGTTGCGGCGACCTGCGCGACACCACGGCCATCAACAGTTGCCACTCCTGCCATGGCGCCCGAGGCGCGAGCAGGCGAAAATGATTGCCCGACAACGGCGCTCGTCCCGACCATGACGCCTTGCACGGGGAGTTTTGTCCCGGAGATTCCCTGCACCACGGCCTCCCCTGTGATCGATCCCAGACCTCCTACGAGGCTCACCCCGATACCCAAGACCGCCGCTGTGCCTAGAATCTCTCCCCGCTGAAGCTGGCCAAGCGTTCCGGCATCAATCACCCCTTGCCCAAGCGTTGCCGTCAGTCCTTGCCCGGTAACAGTCGCCGTGCCCGTGATGATTCCCTGCGTATTATTTGGGAGGATAGCAAACAGCGATTGCCCAAGCACTGCTGCTTGGCCCGCCACGGCCCCTTGGGTCACGGCCGAGGCAAACACCTGCCCGGTGACCGTGGCACTCCCCGTGATCACCCCGTCCGACACGGCCGGCGCCAGCCCTTGGCCCGTGACCGTGCCTCCTCCCGCGATCTGCCCTTGGCCGGGCACAGCCGCGACCCCTTGGCCCGTGACCACCCCAGCACCCGCGATCTGCCCTTGGCCGAAGGCGGACGCAATCCCTTGGCCCGTGA